CTTACAGAACAGCAGGGCGTTCCGGTTCTGGCAGACTGTAAGCGCTGCAGTGGTCGTGGGTATGAGCGTATCCCGTCAACTGAGGCTTACGCTGCGGTGTGTCAGATAACGGATGCAATAAGCCTCGATACCTGGAAGAAGTCAGTTAAGCCATTTTACGATCAGCTAATCACCAAGTTTGATATCGAAGAGGCTTGGGCTGATGCGCAACTCAAGCAGATAACAAAATAGGGCGTGAATTTATCGTGAGCTATTTACTTTTCCCGAATCTGTGGTAATTTTGCTCTAACGATGGGTTATTGCCTTCGTTTAAAGCCCTGCGGTTAACCCCGTGGGGCTTTTTGCTTAATAGCGATTTAAGAATTTCTAAAACCATCACTATTCATTGCCTCTTATACTTTCTATATCGGAGAGGGGAGGAATAATGAGAGAAGGCTATTACTGGATTCAGTACAATGGTAGCAGGCAGATCGCTTACTACGTGCACGAAAAAATCGACGATTTAGAGTCGGGTGAAACTATTTACGGCGCATGGTATGTGACTCGTGGAGATGATCTCGCCAACAATGGAGAGGTCGAAGTGCTAAGCGAACGTATTGAAGAGCCAAAGCTGTAACAGGATAAAAATTAAGTGAAGCCTCGTTACTGTGCGAGGCTTTTAGTATCCATGGAAGAAGTAGCGAATCTTTAATCCTATAAACTTCAACACTGGCCAGACATAATGCTGGATTAAATATAGGACAGGTGGAACAATCAATGTCGCACCAGTTGCGCAGAGTGCGTATATCGCCGAGTCCTTTGCGATTAATGAGTAATTTAGGTTAAGTGTTTCAAGATTAATTGCATTGGCTGTACTCGAACCTACAAATCCAGAGCCAAAAACAACCAGAAACACATAAAGTGATGCTGTTATGAGCTTTAAAATTAGCCGAATGTATTTCACGATGGACACCTGCTGATTGATGTCATCTTTTTACACAAATATCATCTGTTTAGCTAGGTTATAGGTCGCTTGGTTCTAAATAATACCCTGCTCATTGCCTGACCCTCACATTGCCAGCCTGTCGCTGGCTTTTTCATTTCAGGCTCCTAGAACCATCATCGACACGCCTTCTTGTTAATCGTCCCGACGGACTTACCCTTTTCAAACACACAGCACCCGCTAACTACGCGAGGTGAGAGCATGTATCGCATGGACAAATTAACTACTGGTATCTCCTATGGCGCATCGGGGGGTAGTGCCATTTACTGGTTCAGAAGACTTCTTGACGGTTACTCACCCGAACAATGGGCCGCTATAGGTGTGATCGGTAGTTTACTGTTTGGCTTACTCACCTTTCTTACCAACCTCTATTTCCAAATCAAAGCGGATCGCCGCAAAGCTGCCCGGGGTGAATGATGTCGAATAAAGCAAAGCTCAGTGCAGCAGTGCTGACACTAATCGCGTCAGGTGCATCTGCACCACTCATTTTCGACCAATTCATCAGCGAGAAAGAAGGCAATGCGCTGGTGGCCGTTGTTGATCCGGGTGGGGTCTGGTCTTTATGTCACGGCGTGACCGTTATCGATGGCAGGCGTGTTGTTAAAGGCATGACGGCCACTGAGGAGCAATGCCGGAAGGTTAACGCTATTGAACGCGATAAGGCATTAGCTTGGGTTGATCGCAATATCAAAGTGCCTCTGACAGAACCACAGAAGGTGGGTATCGCATCCTTCTGCCCGTATAACATCGGCCCCGGTAAATGCTTCCCGTCCACGTTCTATAAGCGCATCAATGCCGGTGACCGCCATGGGGCATGCGAGGCAATTCGCTGGTGGATTAGAGACGGTGGCCGCGACTGCCGCCTGACTAAAGGCCAGAAGAACGGCTGCTACGGTCAGGTAGAACGGCGAGACCAGGAAAGCGCGCTGGCGTGCTGGGGGATAGACCAGTGAAATTTAATCTTTTACCAATCGCGGTTGTGGTTATTGCTGGTCTGTCAGTCGCTCTCGTTAAGAGCTGCTCAGACACCAGTAGCCTTCAGAGCGATAACGACGTTCTGCGGAGTGACAACTCTTTGCAGGGGCAGGTGATCGCTACCCAAGCCTTCAACTTCAATCGATTCAATCAGGTTTCGGAGCATGCCAATAGGCTTAACTCCCTTATCGACACCAGAACCGAAGAAACCGTAATCGAATACCGGGAGATTCTCCGCCGTGAAAAAACCTGTGATCTTCCTGTTCCTGCTGACATTGCTGGTGGGCTGCTCGAATACGCGTACCGTTTACGTTCCAGCGCAATGCACGCCGATACCCACGGATCTGACGCAGCCGATGATGGTACCGCTGCCTCCAGCTCAATAACATACTGCCAGGCAGTGCTCTGGATTAAGCCTCTGCTGGCCGTGATTGAGAAGGGGAACAATAATCTGGCTGGTATAAGACAGATAGAGCTGGAAAGGAAAAACTAGGGATGGCTCGTCCTTGAGCACACGGGTATTTCTGAACGACGGCTTTACCTGACATAGCAAAGCACCTTTAAATTCTAGAAAAGACTCAATATTTAACAAGCGAACCGCATCAATCCCAAAAAAAAGCCCCCACAAGGAGGGCTAGGGGAGTCTCAGTTTCACATGCTCTTCTTATGGATGTTTCCCTGGAGTTGGCATTCTCCTCATCAGAGTCATGAATAGCCTGGCCGCAACCAAGAGATCAACAAGCGCAAGCGGTTGTAATAGGAATAGCCTCAGGCTGTTGGTGAAAATTATTTTCTCGAATAGTAGATGACTATTGGTATATCCCCATAAAAAATAACCAAATATTTGACGCGGTTAATTGAGTTTTCGAACTGATGATTTACTGCGTTGAGCTATACTCTTGGTTGGGTAAAAGAATGGGAGCGTGTTATGAATATTCATCTACGTAGTACCAAAGCAGGTAAAGTCATGACTCAGGAGGAATGGCTACACTCGTTAAATGAATGGGAAGATGAAGGAGGCGCTCCTGGTCATGCTGATGAATTCATAGAAGTTTATAAGAATGATGAAGAAAATGAGGAAACTGTTCCACTTTCTGGTGGTAAAGCTCGGCATATGAAGTCTTAAGAAAAAACATAACTATGGTGGTTCTTTCTTAGGACCAATTGAATGCTGTTTAGTTTAGGAGATGCAAAATTTTAGGGTGCGGCCAATATTTTTCCTCCCTGAGTGGATGCTCTATTTGTAATTTATTTGTAAGTATATCATTTAATATGCCCGGTATTTAATGACATGGGGTCGAGATATTTTTAGTAACATCAAATGTGTGATTTATTTTCTATATTGCTACTATAATAAACATACAGCAATTTGCTGTCATTATCACTGGAGTTACCCATGAAAGCTAAACATATGAACATCTCTAATGAGCGGTCCCAGGACAGGAATAATGGGAAAGAAAAAGGGAAAGATCGAAACAATGATGAACAGGATAAAAAATCGGCCAAAAGAGATCAGAAATAAAAAGTACATGAATTATTAAGGAGTATATATGTCCGGACGTCCTGATTTTGATGATCCTGCCCCTGATTTAGAACCTTCCCCTCAAGAGGAACCGCTTGACCTTCCTGGAGAGGGACAACCATCAAGTCCACTTGAACCCGATGATAAAAGAGATTTACAGAATTAGCATACAATAATTAAACCGCCTAAGGGCGGTTTAATATGATGATTATTTATTGGTCATCTCAGCGCCTAGTTGAATGAATAAATACGTATTTTAAGAAGGGTTTTGACGTTTGGGTTGAATGCTTATTATTATCTACGCCCCAATAAAAAACCTAATGCAAAAGCTACACTGGTTAATATGGCAATGCATGTTCGAGGGTTTGATTTTATTTTTGATTTTATATCGTCAGAGTGGCCGCGTATGGCATCATTGGTTTGTGCTGCGTATTTTTTTGCGGTTTCTATTACAGGATGTTCTGATGGATTAATTGCTCCCCCAAAACTGCCTTCCATATCACCAAGTTTCTCTTGGTTTTTATCTGCGGATTTAGTGAACATATATACTCCTGGGATTGTGTGGTGTATTAATCATAGCAGAAAATAAATATTTTACTGTAAAGGTGTGCAAGTAA